AAAGATGGAAACTATGCGGACAGGTTTCTTGGGTATACTGGGCGATGCTGAAAAAGCTGCTGAAATGGTTGCTAAATTGAATGAGTTTACAGCTAAGACCCCCTTTCAATTAGAGCAAGTGAGTAAAGCGGGTAGGCAGTTGTTAGCTGCTGGTGTCCCTGTTGAGCAAATATCAGATAAACTGCAGTTCTTAGGTGACATAGCTGCTGTTTCAAATGTTCCATTGACGGACATGAGTTCGATATTTGCGAAAATAAAGAATAAAGGCAAGGCAATGACCGAGGAGATATTGCAACTGTCTGACAGGGGAATACCAGCAATAGCGTTATTGTCTAAAGAATTTGGTGTGAATGAGTCTGCTATTTTTGATATGGCCTCCAAAGGGAAGATATCGTTTCAGATGATTGAGCAAGCCATGATTAATATGACTAAAAAAGGTGGGTTTGCTCACGGTGCAATGATAAATCAATCAAAAACGCTAAATGGTGTTTTAAGCACATTAAAAGACAATTTTGTGTTGACGACTGCTGCTATAGGTAATGAATTTTTACCAGAAGCGAAGGCATTCGCAGGAGTTGTTATTAATGTATTGCAACGTGTACACGAATGGGTAAAAAATAATAGAGCATTGACAAAAACTATTTTAACAGTGGTCGGGGCTGCTGCTGTTGCGATCCCTGCAATTATAGCCATTGGGGCTGCTGTTGCTGGTGTAGGATTTATTATATCTAATATTGGAATTGTGGCTATAATGGGGGCGTTGGTAATGGCTGCAAAATCGTTGTATAAAAACTGGGATAAAGTAAATGCGGGGTTTTCAAAGTTTGGGGGCGTTATTAAAGGGGCGTTTAAAACGGCTGTTGATTTTGTAAAGGGTGCGTTAGATGATTTTTTGCGGTACTTCAATATATTTGATTCGTTTTTTAAAAAATACAAGTCTGATATGGCAACGACATTTGTTGGAGGAATAACCGGCCAAGATAGCGTTTCTAAAGCAATGTTTAGTACATCACGTCCACAATCTCAATCAGTTGAGTTAAATGGGAATATAACTGTATCAGCCGACAAAGGTAGTAAAGTGTCCACTAGCAACTTTGGATTTTCTGGCAATCGTGGTCGCATCATGCAAACAGTTGGGGTGAATCCATAATGGCTAACCCTAAACAAGCATCGTGGCGTGGAATACCTTTTTATTACCGTGGAAGCACGGAGCAGCGAGGGTTTAAGACAGTTCAGCATTTATACCCAGGGTCTAATAATTTCAAGGTTGAGCAAATGGGAAAGATGCCCAAGCAGTTTACTATTTCAGCACAAATTGATGATGGAAACAGAGATGTTTTAGATGCGGCTTTAAATGCAAGCGGTTCAGGAATTTTGTCCCATCCAAAATACGGCAATTTCACGGCAAAGGTTACTACATATACAAAAAGCGATTCTATTGATAAATATGGGCTTTATGATTACTCAATTACATTTATTATTGAGTTTGGGCTATTCTTGCCGTCTCTATCTACATTGACCACATCAGCCATAAGTTCATTGCGGGCTGCCGGAATTGGGAAAATTAAGTCGTTTGGGAAATCAAAATTAAAAAGGTTTGGTTTTTAGTATGGCATTAAAAGGAATTTTAAAAAACAGCACAACACGGTTATTGGCCGATAGGGTTAATTTATTAATTGATACTATGCGTAGGGCTATTGTTAAGATCGAAAATGAAAATAACAGCGATTTTAACGCTATTGCAAATGATATGAATGGGCGGATGTTTTCTATTGTCGCAAACAATGAGATTGGAGAAGAGTTAGACGGACTGTTTGCTGCTTATAACAAAGTTGGAAAAGATTTTAAAAGTAAATACTTATTAAGCGTAGAGTTATTTAGTTTTGGAAAAAACATTACAAATATACAGTCTAGCGAGACAGATGCGGAGTTGTTAAATACGATAGGTTTAGTTATTCAATCTATAAACTTGTCCTATGCATATGATAATGCTGTTAACATAGCCTATCAAAACAAAGTTGAATTAGATGGGGTTATTCAGCAATTAGATGGTGAGTATGTAGTAGTTTCTGATAATCCGCTTATTGATTCTGAGTCTAGGGTGTCCATTCTTGAAATTAAAACGGCGGTTATGAGGTTTTTTTCAACGCTAGAATTAAAAGACTTGACTACATACACAACTAATTTAATGCCAAGCAGTGTATTGGCATATAGTTTATATGGAGATTCATCTAAAAACTCTGAAATAATTGATTTAAACAGTATTTCAAATACTGGGTTTGTTGAGGGCAGTCAAACAATTACAGAGGCTATTTAATGGGGTTTAAGACTAAGGCCGGAAACTTTATCGATAAGGTTTTTGGCAAGGATATTGTGGTTGAGGTAAATGGCGTTGCTTATTCAAATTTCTTATCAGTTGACGTTAATAGATCGCTAGAAACGATTGCTAATGAATTTACTGTTATCGGTACTGTTGAAAAATTGGAGGATTTCCCTATTGCTTTAGGGGATGATGTGGTTATTTTATTTCATGAAGTATCAATTTTAGATGGGTACGTTGAAATAATATCGTCTGAATATAGCAATGACGGACATACTGTAACTATTTCTGGGCGTGACAGGACTGCTGATATAGTGGACGGAACCGTGTTTAAACCATTAGTAATTACGGGGTCAATGACGCTAAAAGCATTGTTGACTAAGTTGTTGTCCGATAATGGGGTTGGGAATATCAATGTTATTGATTTAGTTCGTCCAGATATTTTCACAAAAAAAGATCAAGTTAATATTGACCAAGGGGCAAGTCTGTTTGAAGCTGTTGATAGATATTGCGCTAAGCGTCAAGTTATGGCTACAACTGATGGGGAGGGAAATTTAGTGGTTACTAGGGGTGGTGATGGCGTGGAGTATTCCCAAAAGATTATACATAACTATAGTCCATTTTTAGCGTCTCAAAACAATGTTTTAAGCGCTTCAAAATCTGAAAGCACGTTTGGTCGTTATAATAAATATATTGTGAAATCACAAAATGACGTTTTAGGGCTTGTTTCTGGCGGTTCTGGCATAGACGTTAAAAAAGATACCAATCAAGATGGGGAGTCATCTGATAGCGATATACGATCAAGCAGGGTATTAACTATCGTTGATGAAACAGCTGGAGATTCTGACTATGCTAAAAAACGTGCGGAGTGGGAAGCGTCAGTGCGGAAAGCAAGAGGGTTTAATTATTCTTGTAAAGTCCAGGGGTTCTTGGTGGATGATTCAAATGTTTGGACACCAAACTGCTTGGTGTCTGTAACAGACCAGCGATTAAATGTGGATGACACACTGTTAATCAAAGATGTTTATTTTTCATACAATGTAGACCAAGGAAGTGTTACAGAATTAATAATGGTTAAAAAAGATTCGTATCAAATGGCACCGGATTCTCCGTTGTCTTTAGGTTTTTTAGGTTTGTTTTCATGAATAATATATTGCAAAAGTTAAAATCAATGTTTAAATTTGGATATGTGTCTAATATTGAGGATGACGCTGGGGATTTGCCTGTGGCACAATACACATACCATGGGCAGGCTAAAGATATTGTTACTATATACCCCTATGGATTTTGCGCTAATGCCCCTGCTGATAATTTGGCTGTCGTGGTAAATATAGGTACAACAGATCAAAAAATAGCATTTACAGCATCTGGCGTTGATAGGTTTAAAAATTTAAAAGGGGGTGAGGTTGTTGTTGGTAATTTTGTTACTGGTGATTTTGTTAAATTTAATTCTGAACAAAAAATAGAGGTGGTTTCTAGCGGTTCTGTTGATATTACAGCACCGGCAATCAATGTTAATGGCGGAACGACTATAACAGGGGATGTTACTGTGTCTGGGGGTTTAACTGTTAGTGGTGATATAACTGGTGGTAGCGTTACTGGTGACACCGTTTCAACTACTGGTGGTATTGACTTGGATACGCATGTGCATTTTGTATCTAGTGCGCCTGGCAATTCAAACCCACCACAATAATGTATAATTGATTTATGAATAGCATATATAATCAAAGTTTAAATAACATAATGTTTGGCAAGTATGTTTCAGAACAAAACAAAGCATGGCTAAACAATTCAGGAATTAGCGATGAACAAAACAAAGTGCGAGTAAGTTCAAATATTATTATTAATGAAGCATCTCAAACGCAAAATCAAAATTTTTGGAATAAAAAAAAAGCTAATAAAGAGCATTTGCGTTTAGCTGTTTTGGGTTTGGGAATAAGCCAAGGGGCTTCTAAAAGTGAATGATTTTTATTTAGCAAAAAATAGTAATGGTATTTATGACATATCATTTTCTAATGGGGATTTTAAAAAGACACAGGGGCTTGACACAGCTATTATTAACAGCTTAAACATTGACCAGAGAGCCGAAGCGTCAGAGGTTATGACCCCACAAAATAGGCGTGGTAATATAATTGACGAGTTAAACGATCAAAATGATTTTCAAATAGGCTCAAAATTATGGTTACTGTCTCAAAAAAGAGCCAATCAAGAAACAGTATCATTGGCTGAATCGTATGCGTATGAATGTTTGCAGTGGATGATTGACGATGGACTGTCTGAAAGCATAGTTGTATCTGGTACACTGATTAATGATAATATACGCTTGTCGATAACAATAAAACAAAGCGATGGGACTACGTTTAACAAGTCCTATGATTTATGGTCAAAAACAACAATAGCATAGGTGATTAAATGAGTTTATCAATTCCGAGTTCAAAACAGATATTTGAAAGAATTAATACCGATATTATTAATGAATTAAACGAATTAGACCCATACTTACGCACAAGTTTTATTCGTGCAATTAATGCTGCGGATTCAAAAGCGTTTTATGAGTTATATCAAACCGTACAGCAAATGATTGACTTGTATTACAATCCAACTGGTGAGTATTTAGATAAATTCGCTGCTGAGTATGGTTTGACACGCAATCCTGCAACGCTGGCAACTGGGAACATTGTTTTTACCGGCACAGCTACATCAGTAATTCCAGTATCTACACAAGTCACGTCTGATGACGGCAATGTTTACCAAACAACTGCTGCAGGAACGATAACAGCCACAACATTAACCATATCATCATTGACACGGTCTGGAAGCACGGTAACAGCCACAACGTCTGGCAATCACGGCTTAGCATCATCATTAAGCGTTGTTATATCTGGGGCTAATGAAACCGAATACAACGGAACGCATGCAATTAATGTGACTGGGCTAACGACATTTACATATTCAATTACAACAACGCCCACCACGCCAGCCACAGGGACGATCCAAGGTGATATTGATTATGCGAATGTAGCAGTTACATCAACAGAGTATGGGGCGAGTCAAAATAAAGATGCTGGGGCAAGCGTTGGTTTAGCGAGTCCAATATCTGGAGTCAATGCAACGGCTTATGTGGATTTTAGCGAGATCGCTGGAGGTTCTGACGTTGAAAGCGATGACGATTTTAACACACGTTATATTTTTAGACGGCAAAATTTACCGGCAAACTTTAACAAAACAGATATAATTCAGCAAGCTAAACTGGTGACTGGCGTTACTAGAGTGTGGGTTCAAGGGGCAGGTGAATTTGATTCATCAATAACTGCAACTGGGGTCACACGAAACGGCGATTATTTGGCCGTATTTAATAAAACAGCGCATGGTCTATACAATGGGCAGGCAATAACTGTAACAGGAGCCAATGAGTCCCAATACAACGTGGTGCAAAAAAAGATATTGAAAATAGACGCTGACAATTTTGGGTATTTAGTTAGTGGCACACCGTCAACCCCAGCGACTGGCACTATTGTTGCAAGTTTCCCAGTAGCTGCGTTAGGACAGGTTCGTGTCTTTTTTGTTCGAGATAATGATACGTCAATTTTTCCAAGTTCTGGGGAGATAACGGACGTTTATAATAAAATACTAGAGATAAAGCCATCCACAATGAGCGCAAGTGATGTTATTGTGGATGCGCCTACAGCAGTGACTGTAAACTTTGCATTCTCAGCCATTACACCAAACACCGCTGCAATGCAAACAGCAATTAAAAACGCATTGACTGATTATTTTAATTCATCAGCCAATCTAGCAACAAATATGAGGGCTATTGATTACAACTCAGTAATTAACAGCGTTGTGGATACTGGTGGTAATCAATTACAATCATTTACACTAACAAGCCCAACGACTGACGTAACGGTTGGGGCTAGTTCGTTAGCGGTTTTAGGAACGGTAACTTTCTAATGAGTATTAAAAAATATACAGCCGATGAGTGGATTGGTTTTTTAAACCATTTTTTACCCAACGGTGAAGCATTTGTTGCTAAGTATGTAGAAGGAACAAATCTTAGGGCGTACCAAAAGGCTAAGAGCCAAGAATTTAAGCGTTTTGGCGATTTTATAGCAGATTTAATATCAGAGGTGCTTCCAAGCACGTCAATTAACTTGTTAAGCGAATGGGAGGCTTATCTGGGCATTCCTGATAGTTGTATACCGTTGGCAACCACATTGCAAGAGCGTAGGGACAATGTAATTCTTAAGCTTACGTCATTGGCCTACCAAACTGAGCAGCATTTAATTGATTTGGCAGATGCTTATGGTTTTACAATTACATTTAGTTTATCAACAGGTTTTAATTATACGCTTCCATTTGTTTTGAACAATAATGAAAGGTCTTTGTTTTTGATAAGCGGTAATTTTTCAACGAATCCCGACAAGGCTGCTGTTTTCCAATGCTTGATAAGAAGTTTGATACCAGCAAACAAGACAGTGGTGTTTCAAGAGTCATAGTGTGGTAAAATTTGAATAAGGAATTAAAAAATGGCAATTAGAGATAACAATTTTGTTTTAGGCGACCCGACTGATGGGGTATTCAATGTAACAGACGCTAATAACATTAAGGCAGAGACGGATAATTATATTGACACGTCTAGTCAAACCAAGTCTGAATCCGATTTATTTCAGATGGCTAAGACTGGGGCTGTTGTTGCATCTAAGGGTGATTTTTATAAAGAGTCGGTGGGGTCTGCTGCTGATGTTTACTTATTAGAAGCGGATGATGACCTTGCTGATGTATGGCGTTTAAAAAATGGGATGCGTTTTCGATTTAAGGTTGTTAATGCCAACACTGGGGCAAGTACAGTAAATATAAATAGTTTAGGGGCTAAGGATTTAAAAATACTGGGGGGTGATTTGAGT